GTTATCGGTTATAAAGGTTCTTCACCTTATGACGCTGGACTGTTCTACTGCCCATACGTTCCTCTACAGATGGTTCGTGCAGTTGGTCAGGATACATTCCAACCAAAAATTGGATTCAAGACTCGCTACGGCATTGTCGAGAACCCATTCTCACAAGGGGATGCAACTAACCAAGGACTTGGTACACTTACTCGTAACAAGAACCGTTACTACAGACGTGTTAAGGTTACTAACCTTATGTAAGAAAGAGATTTATATCTTTCTATTTCAAGAGGATCCTTCGGGATCCTCTTTTTTTATGTGTTATAATTAGTAATAAATGATATAGTAATGAGTTGGGAACCAGAATTATTATTTTCTACACCTATATGGAAATATCAAATAGATGATATTGATAATAGAACGATGGAAGAATGTGCATATGCATTAAAATCTTATGAACCTGGAGTTGTAGTATCAAATCAAGGTGGATGGCAGAGTCAAGCATTTAATTATGGTGATGCTGTAGATTATCATCCAGTTTTAAATAAAATAGTTGAATTATTATCTGAAATTAATTTAACAAAACCGATTGAAAATATTGTTGATATAACATCATGGATTAATATTAATGGAAAACATTCTTATAATGAATTGCATAATCATATTGGGTTGTGTTTTTCGGGCGTTTATTATATAAAAGTTCCAGATGGTGATTGTGGACATATAGGATTTAAAGATCCAAGACCATTAGTTGAAGGAGATTTCTTTTTTAATCAAAGATATGAAGGTGGAGGTTATTATGCATATCAACCCAAAGAAGGTATGTTATTATTATTTCCTGGATTTATAGATCATATGGTTAGAGTCAATAAAACTGATGAAGATAGAATATCACTGGCATTTAATATACTAGTAGAATGAATCTAAATAGTTAAAAAATTAATAATGGCTGCATCTGGACCTTTTGTAACTCAAATACAAAATAGGAATTATCTATCTGGCATAGGTTTTAAATTTAACCTTGCCAAGTATCCCAAGGTGGATTTTTTCTCTAATAGTGCTAGAATACCAGAGTTATCTTTAGCAATTGATCAACAACCAACTTACTTAAAGGATATTGATGTACCTGGTGAAAAGTTAACTTATGGTGATTTTACATTAAGATTCTTGGTTGATGAGAATATGGAAAATTATATGGCAGTCTATAATTGGTTAACTGGTTTAGGTTTTCCTGAAACAACTAAACAATATAAAGATTTAACAACAGATAGTGCAGACCAAAGAGATCCTAAAGAAGCATTCTGTGACGGAACACTTAGGATATTAAATAGCAATCTTAGAGAGATTGCAAAGGTTAAATTTACAGATTTATTTCCAATATCATTATCTTCACTAGACTTTGATGCAACTTCTGCCGATATTGAATACTTTACAGCAGAGGCATCTTTCAAGTATACTATATACGATCTTACAAGTAGTTTATGAACCTTGACAAAATTCAGGAAATGTGGGAGCGAGATGCTATCATTGATCCTGATAATCTACATGATGAATCTTTAAAAATTCCCCAATTACATGCAAAGTATTATACAGTTTATAATACAGTTACTTTGTTGCGTGAGAAAGCAAGAGAACAATATAATAAAACAAGATTAGAAAGACATAATTTCTATACTGGTAAAGCAACAGCAGAAGTTTATGCTGAAGAGCCTTTTCCATATAAGGTAAGAGAAAAGGATGCTATACAAAGACATATGGAAGCAGATGAAAAGATGTCAAAGATAGATCTTAAGATAAGATATTATGATGCCACATTAAAGTTCTTAGAAGAGATTATTAAAAATGTTTCTAATAGGACATTTCAAATTAAGAATGCGATTGAATGGAATAAGTTCCAAGCAGGAATGTAGATTATAAATATATGAGTAGATCTAATATTGAAGATGAAACCTACTCCAAAAGAAAGTCAGAAGATTCACGAGAATTATAAAAAAGTTGTAGCACATCTTATTGAAGAGAAGTATGCAGCAGATCATGAATCAGCAGATAAGATTATTGCTGGTATGACTCAAGAATGGTTTGATACCATAGTTGGATGAAAACTTTTTATCAGTTCAATGAGAGTATTGCTAGTGCTCTTGCGAAGTTTGGGTCTAAAGGACTTCGTAAGGCAGCAGTTAAGTATGCTCCCAAATTTAAGTCTGCAGTAAAGAAACTATCTACAGCTAAATTTGAGAAGAAATTATTAAAGAAAACTGTTAAGGGAAGTAGTCAAACTCAAAGTACTGCAAAGAATCTCTTAGCAAAATCTCAAGTATCTAATCCAAAGAATAGTGGATTTACTTCAACTGTAAAACCTTTAGGTAGTAGCACTAGAAGTAGAGTTGATACTGCAACAAAGGATCTTCAATTCCAAGGCAATTTTAAAGGTGGTGAATATCTGCGTAAAATAAGTGGTAAAGGTACTAAAGGACCTATGGGTTCTGTTGTTGGTAGTAGAGGAAGTGGGAATAAAGCATTAAGAAGATCTGGTCAATCACATAAGATAACTGATTATGAAAAGACTGGTAGGAAACCAACTCCTATGTTTAGGAAAACTAAAGCAGAATTGAGTAATGTATCTAAAGATCCTGTTACTGGAAAACTTGAACCACATAAGTGGAATCCAGGTGATTTGTATATGAGATCTGTTGATATCAAACAGAGTAAAGCACATTCTCGTGGTATAAGAAATTTTATAAAAGATAATCAAAAGAGAATAGCAAATATTAAAAAGGGAAAAGGTCCAATAGGAATGAGTGAAAGTGATCAGCATAAAAAATTCGATGATAAGACCAGCACATCTGTATATGGTGATGGGCATGATTATAGTAAGGGTGTAGCAGTAACAGGTAGATTGGATTTTGGTAAAGGAAAAAAGTCTGATTATGATGTAGGTCTGAGTTATAAGGGTAGTGTTCTTGCAAGGAAGACTAGAAAAACAGAGACGAAAGAAAGAACATCAGCAAAAGATGCTGTAGATGCTGCATTAAACAAACTGAACAAGAAGACACCTGATAAGGGTGGTGAGCGTACTACCTAAAAAATAAGTCTCTAAATAATCCTATGATGGTATAGGATTATGAGTCATTTGATTATATCAAAGAAGAATGAGGTATATCTGCACATAGAAGCAGAGACTCATGTATATTATGAATTGTCTGATCAATTCACTTTTGAAGTGCCTGGTGCAAAGTTCATGCCGCACTATCAGAAGAAGTATTGGGATGGTAAGATACGATTATTTAATATACAAAAAGGAGAAATATATGTTGGACTATTAGATAAGATAGTTCAGTTTTGTAAGAATCATAATTATACTTACGAGTTTAAAGATAACAAACATTATGGAACACCTTTTGAGGTGAATCCCACAATCTCGAAAGAGGGTGTGAAAGATTATATGACAGCAATATCTAGACATAAACCTAGAGATTATCAAATTGATGGAGTATACGATGCCCTACGACATAATAGAAAGTTATTAGTATCTCCTACTGCTTCAGGAAAGTCGTTAATGATATATTCTATTATTAGATATTTTGTTGGAAATAAAAAGAATACTCTTATCGTAGTTCCTACAACATCCCTTGTAGAACAAATGTATAAAGACTTTGCTGATTATGGTTGGGATGTAGGATCATATTGTCATAAGATATATGCTGGTAGAGAAAGAGAAACAGATTCGCAGGTTATTATTACTACTTGGCAATCAATATATAAACTTCCTAGAAGTTATTTTGAAAGATTTGATGTAGTAGTTGGTGATGAAGCACATCAATTTAAATCAAAATCTCTTGTTGCTATTATGACTAAATTAGCAGATGCTAAATATCGTTTTGGTTTTACAGGAACTCTTGATGGATCTGAAACAAATAAATTAGTTCTTGAGGGATTGTTTGGACCTTCCTATAAGATCATTAAAACTGACGAGTTAATGAAGAAAGGGCATTTGGCTAAACTGGATATCAATGTACTTCTATTGAAACACCCACCGAATAAATTTGAAACATTTGAAGATGAAGTTCAATATATTATTGGTCATGAAAAAAGAAATAGATTAATACGCAATCTTGCTTTAGATCTTAAAGGTAATACTCTTATTCTATTTGCTAGAGTAGAAGCACACGGTGAACCTTTATATGAGATGATAAATAGTAATGTTGTGGAGGAACGCAATGTCTTTTTTATTCATGGTGGAGTGGACACCCAAGACAGAGAGAAGGTTCGAGAAATCACTGAGCAGGAGGATAATGCTATTATCGTGGCCTCGTATGGAACCTTTTCCACTGGGATTAATATCAAAAATTTACACAACATAATCTTTGCATCTCCTTCCAAATCTAGAATTAGAAATCTTCAATCTATAGGAAGAGTTCTTAGAAAAGGTAAAGATAAAGTGAAAGCAACTCTTTATGATATTGCAGATGATTGTTCTACAAAATCCAGGAGGAACTATACATTAAATCATTTTATTGA